CTGCATCTCTCACGCCTTGAGGTGGAGTAAAATCAATTCCATCGTATTTCTTAGGTGCATTGAGATAAGCGTTAAATCGTCTATTCATCAATCTTTGTTTAGCTAAAGAGATTTGCTTTTCATTCATCTGATTGCTCTCAATCTTTCAGCCATCGCTAAAGCTGGATTTTGTGCAACGGCTCGATCTTGTGCTGTTCTTGATGCTTCCATTGGCAACTGCCCCGCACCAATCTTCTGTCTAATTGCTCTCTCAAGATCATCATCAGGAGTTAAAAGTTGGGCTTGCACCAAGCTAGGCAATGATGCGAGCGCTTCAGCTAGTGCATCGGTATCTAATCCACTATGCACCAAGCGAGGCAATTTTGTTGCTTCAATGTTGCCGTAATTCCAACGAATAAGACGGCCAATTGTTCCACCGCCCCGTCTATCTTGTCCACTAATTGCACTTGCTACCAAATCAAGAAAATTGATGCATGCTCTTCTAAAAACTGACAAATGCACTTCACCAACCGATCTTGATCCAGTATCAGAAATCCCTAAATTCATAAATTGAGCCATAAAGGCTTGTGATATTTGATTGTCACATTCTTGAATAACTTGCAAAGCACCGTTAGCATCAAAGCCCGATGATCCTCCATAGGTATCAAAAGAAACGATGTTGTTTTCCACTAGATAGCTTTGTTCTTGCACCACATAAGCCTGTGCTTGCTGTTGTGCCTCGTTGATCATTGCATCAACATCACCGTTTGAAATTCCCATTTGATCAATAGCTTGACGATTAACTTTTACGATTGGAGTAGGCACAGCCCATTTCTCAAGGCCAATTGCCATGAGTGTCGCCGCTCTTTGCTTTTCTTTCCACCACCACCAACAAGGACGAAGCAAGCCAATGCCCTCGAAGTTTGAACCGGTACGATTGAGAGTTAATAGCAAAAGTTTTGATGCTGGTATGGGTTCAGGTGTAACACCTCCAACCATAATTTGAATAACGCCGTCTAGATTTTGTTTATCCACTGAAAGCCATTGCTGATGAGATGAAGGCTCACGATCAGCATATCTCTTGAGAAATACCTTCTCTTTTCCGATCGAGTCTTTCGCTACACAATAGATCTCTTCTGCATATCTCCAACCATGAGGAATAAATTCTAGAAGATAGTTTAGTTGATCCTCAAAGCTAATTTCCATCATGCCGGGATAACCTTTAAAACCGAAAGCTTCATTGGCAAATCTTGCGAGTTCTTCGCTTGTTTGATCTCCATCTCTACCGGCCTTAAACTCCCATTTAGCTGACAATAGAGTCTGCTTAACCAAGCTCCAAGATCGTCTAATGATTGGATCAGTAGCTAGCATATCTTCAGCTTCTCTTGTCCAAGATCGACCTGATAGAGCGGGGTTCTGTTCCTTGCCAGTGATATAACCGCCCTGAATGGATGTTCCACTTATCCCATAAGACTGAAAATGTGGTCTTTGTTGGGATAGATAGGGCATCTCTTTATTTGAGCTTGTCATTGTCATATATGGATAAACCGGCATAAACATCACCTAAAAGAATATATACAAATCATGATATTGCATAAAATGCTATTATATCAAATAAAAATTTAAGTCAAGGCATGGAAAAACAGAAAAGCCATGCCTTGCCAACTCAACATTCCCCAATTACTAAACACGCTAAAGGTGAAAATATGTGCAAGATTGATGATGAATTTTTTATCACTACTCAAGGCAAGATTTATTTTAAAGGACAGGTCTATGAGTTGGAAGACTGCGACTTTAATGAAGGTGCAAAAATTGTCATCCACTATGGAGAAAAGAAAATTGAAAAGCTACGCAAAAAAGACATTAAAATAAAAGTGATCCCTGATCAGTTTATACAACAGAAAGACGATGACATGTTTTTATCTCCACTAGACGAGCCAATCATGACAGCACAAGCTCAGCCCGTTCAGCCCATTCACTCAACCATTGAGTTGCCCCCTGAGATCAATCAATTTGAGCAACTCATGAAAATCACAAAAGACAATACACCTCTAGCGCTCATCATCCTAATCGTATTGATGTTTCAAAAGATGCAAAAGAAAGAACGAGATGATAAAGATCATGCGCTTGTTTGTGACTTTGAAAGAAAAGAGATTGAGAAAAAGATCAGCATCTTAGAAAGCAAGCTAGACACTCAAGCCAAAGATCAAGCTAAAATCCTTGTAGGTGATGATGATCTATCTGATCGACTGGATAAGGTGGAAGAGAAGATCAAGAAGATCAACGCTTCTTTGCCTTAACTCTATCCTCTTGAATCTCTTCAACAGTTTTAGGTCTTCCACCTTTGCCAAGATAAAAATTATATCTTAGCCATTGCCTATAAACACCACGAAATTTTAACATGTTTCTAGCTATTCGATAAGGGCGATTCAGTTTAAAGGCAAGCAAGCCAATAAAGCCACCATATAACACCATCAAATAATCCAGCTTTTCAACAGATGGCGAATGCTTTTCATACCATTCTTGACGAAACACTATTTTTTCTTCAATAGTCATCTTTGGGCGACCAGCGCGAGATGCTTTTTCTATACCATTTTTTCTTGCAAAAATCTGACATCGATCAGCTGTTTCATCAAAAATTTCAGCTATCTCATACCAACTCAGTTTTTTGTCGCATAGGTACTGCATTTGCTTTTTAGTTCCCTTAAATGGATTGTTAGCAAGTGAATTAGACTCGTTATCATCAAACTCTCCACGCATTAACCTAGCCTCTAAGTCCATCAATCTCTCATCAGGCTCCCAAGGCAATTGAGCAAGCAGTTCAAAGAAATTTTTAGGGATGCCATATTCTTCCATTCTTATCATGATCTAACTCCAAATGATTTTAAATACGTTTGATACATGTTCTCTCTTTCAGATGGGTTCATATTAAGAACATATAGCCAATGTCTACATCCATCTAAAACACAACGGAAATAATAGCTTTGTGTAACCGTTAGATTGGCATAAGGTAAATACAAAACGAATGAAGCAAGATCGTTTAACTCGCCTATAACATCATCTATCTTTTGCTCTTGCAATGAGCATGCCAATAATGAGCGCTCCAACATATAAAATCTTTGATTGATATTATTTTTTACATTCTCAACATTGGATAGATCAATGTTTCCATATTCAAAAAATGGGAAATCATATTCATCAAAAAGCTTTTTCATTGTTATCCTATTTGCGATTGAGATAAAATCTCTCATCGATGTCATATTGATGAAAGAGGTTTCTCATGCGATCCCTACTGATATCAAACATTCTCGCAAGACCAGCAAAGGACTGAGCTTTATCTAAGACCTTCAATATCTCATCTTTTGAAATTTTCTTGAGTTTAGGCTTATCTTTGGCTTTAGAATGGCGATGCATTTTTTCTTTTTTAATCCCAAGCTGGTCGCATTTAAATCTAACGGCTGAGATAGTCACGCCCAACTCAGAAGCGATCTCTTTCCAAGTTCTATCTGATGAAACAGCCTTGATAAGATCTGCATCGCCAATTCTCTTTGACTGAACGCCCCTTTGTGGCTTTGTGTATTTACCACAATAACCTTGATAAACCTCGCCTCTCTCGATCATATCCTCGATCATGCACAATCTAGGATCTAAATCGCTTTCAAAGAATTGCATCATTTCTTTTTTCTGCATCATATCATCTCCTTTTTATGCATAAAAAGCCTAGCCTCTTTGATCTTGCCTTGATAGGAATGCTCTAACTCTCTAAGGCGGTCTATTATCGTTTGATCTGTTAGCTGATATATCGCATCTAATGGGATATAAAAATCCATGATGATGCTATCAATTGCCAATCTTGCTAAAAGCGCATTGCCTATCATTTGCCCCCCAAGTGAAAAAGTGGCTCGTGATTGCTTATTCTCTCAATAGATTTGCGATGATAGGTTTCATCCCTCTCAATGCAAATGAACCGTCTATTGGTATTCATGCAAGCGATTGCCGTTGTACCGCTACCGCTACAATTATCTAGGATCAATTCGTTTTCATTGGAGTAGGTCTTGATTAGGTACTCAAACAAGGCTACGGGCTTTTGGGTTGGATGAATTGAGTGATTATTGCCGTTTGAGAATTTGATTATGTCAATAGGATGCCTATTTCCATCACTTTCCCTAATCATCTCCTCTTGCTTAATTTTAATTGAATCTCTATCATATTGTTTTTTGTCAACTCTTGTATAAGGCTTAAAGCCTTCTCTCATTTGAGGATTATAACAAGGCAATTTTTTATAAAAAATCAATATATCTTCATGCTGGCTTAAAGGCATCTTGTTTGCATGTACAAATCTATAAGGCATCGTCTTTTCCCAAATCCATTTATACCTAAAAAGAGATGGATTACTTGCCCAAAGTTTGAAAGTAAATACTGAGTTGGCCGTCAAAACAATAGCACCATTATCCTTGATAACTCTCTCATACTCTTGCCAAAGCCTGCCCATGTCAATAATGCTATCCCATTCACAAGCGGTCGTACCATAAGGCAAATCGCAAAGTATCATATCAACGGATTTGCTAGGAATGGATGGCATCAGATCAAGGCAATCGCCCAAGTGTACCGTGTTTTCTTTTAGCATTAGTGATTCCTCATCGCCTTGATATGCGACTGAACAAAGTTAAGTTTATTCTTGACCGTTGGAGATGTAGCAGGCAAAGGCTTATCAGCAACGATCTCGCTATCACGCCAAAGCCAATTTATGACATCGTATCTAAGAGCATCTAACGGATCTTCTCGACCGTCTTTTTTAGGCGTTTCTTTGCCATCCCAAGCATAAGACAAAATAGCTTTTCTGAATGAATTCCCAATAGAGCTTGCCCCTCGTTCCCATACTTCAGAGGTGCATAAAATTCTTCTTTGATGGATCAGCCTTTTTACTCTTTGAATACCGTTTAAAATGTCTGTTCGTATTGGATCAGTGCACCACCTAAAAGGCATCCCTATACCACCTTGATCAGGATGCTTTGAAAGTTCATGAAAGGCTGATTGGGCTGTACGATCTGATCTAGCTGATCCAGCCTTATCACCACTTGCCCCGTCTAGTAAAATGCGATTGGGATATCGTCTAGCTAGATCACGAGGGCAAGCTACCTTTAAGATTTCTTTAGCAAGTTCTGAAAGCGTGATTTCTTGAGGGTTGATTTCAGCACAGATGACATCAGCTTCTAAGGTTGGATCATGTGCCAAGATCAGAACGGAAGGTTTTCTAAAGCCAAAGTCAATGACAAGCCTTGATGACATGCTCTGATCATATTTCCAATTGCTGATAACATGGCTTGAAGTCCATTCGGAATAAATCACGCCTTGAGGTGGTCTAGGTTGATTTTCAACCATTGCCAACCGTTCAGACTCAGGCAAATTCTTGACGGCATCAAACCAAGCTTCTGAGAGGTTGGCTTTATTGACATGGCTAGCATAGAAGATTGGCGTGCATCCCGCCTTTTCAGCAAAATCAACCCACCAAGCACCCCAAACGGGCAAGCCTACCATGATCATCTTAGGCGATGGGCCTGATCTAAGACGCCCCAAGGTTTTCTGAGCGACCTCTTCAGATAGTGTTTGACACTCATCAATCAAGGCAAGCCCCGAAGTGATATTAAGGCCTTCAAGAGGGTTATGTGTAGCGTCCCTTGTGCCTGGTCTAAAATAAGATCGACACCAAACGACATGCCCATTTGGGGCAGTCCATTTGCCTTCTTGCTGATGATAAATCCAACCATAAGGTACAAGCCATTTCTCCAACTCAGGGCCTAAAACTGATCTATAACGGGGGGCTGTATCAGTGACTAAGAGAGACGATTTATTGGGATGTATGCTTGACCACGTCCATAAGGCGAAGACTAAAGCTGAAGTCTTGCCGCTACCCCAACCAGCACGAACGGCAATAAATGGATCGTCCGAATAGATCAAGCGATCAATCAGATCAACTTGTAAAGGATTTAATTTAAGCTCAATATCAATCTTCTTCATCGCTTTGATCTTCTATTTCAGGCAAATCATGCTTGATCTCAATTGATTTTTGATGCTTCTCTTTTTGCACCTGCTGAATCACATTGATGATAACCTTTGAGTCATCGCCTTTAGTGTTCATGTCAATGGTCTGCTTCTCTCCAAACTCTAGAGGAAACTTTCGAGCGAGTAGCCATTGGGAAGCTCTGACATCGTTTTCAGAATGCCTTTGAATGTTTTGCAAATGCTTGAGTTTAAGGGATATTTCAGCCCTCTTGACATCAGCCACTAACTCAGCATCAGCCTTCATCCATGAATGAAAAGTACTGTATGAGATGCCAACAACTGAAATCGCATCAGTTTGAGAAAGGCCTTGAGAAATAAGCTCAAGTATTTGCTCAGTTGCCACAAGCCTCTTCTTTTTTGCGATCTCAGCTTTATCTTCTGAAGGCTTTTTTGCGATTGCTTTGGTCGCTTTAGAATCAACTGTATCGATTTTTGTAGTAGTTTTACTCTTTGCCATGATCAAGCTTTCTGATAATTTTAGTTGTGATTTTCTCAATAGCATCATCATCATCGCTTTCAAGTACTAAATCAATTTCATCTCTCTTCAGACCGTCAAGCAACAACTTTTCAGCAAGTTTTGAGATCTTGACTGCATGTCTATCGCTGATCGTATCTAGCAAGCTGATCAGCTTAGTTGATACATAAAGACTCAAGATTGATTTTCTATCTCTAGGCTTCATCATAGAAAAACAACCTCAGAGGCAATAACCTTGATGTACTGCTTGCCCTCATGTTCATTGATGACAATACGACCAATAACGGTGATCTTATCGCCCTTTTTAGCTTGAGATTGAACAACGCTAGCAAAAGCCCCCCAAACCTCGCAATTGAACCAAGTTGTTTTTTCTTCGCCTTTAACTTTTTCACTATAGGCAACGGAAAAGGTTGCAAGGTCTTTATCGCCAATCTTCTTAAGTTGTGGATCTTGTCCAAGTCTTCCAATGAGAGTAAATCTATTGAGCATTTTTTTTATCCTTTAGTGATGAATAGATGTTTTTGATGTCTTTGATTTCATCAAGCACTGATAGAGTTTGATTGATTTCTTTCATCTCTTCTTTGTAGAAAATGAGATTGATGCAAAAGTTGAGAGCTTGCCCAACCTCTGGAGCATCATCTTGAAACATGGCATCGACTACCTTTTTAAGGCAAGCAATGCGATTTATTAAATCTGAATTTAACATAAAAATTCTCCTTTGAGTGTATATAGAACACATAATATTATATAATTTTATATAATATTTTTTCAAAGAGAGAGAAAATGAAAATCAATGTGAATGACGGCTTTGTTGAATTGGTCGATCATATGGGAGACGATTTAGCAATTGTGAATGCTGCTCGTGTTTCCTATGCTGGATCAAGTGATAAATGGACAGATAGAGATGATAAGCTTTTAAAGTACTTATGGGAGCATGATCATACATCACCATTTAGACATGGGCATGTGAAATTTAGGATTAAAGCCCCGATCTTTGTTTTAAGACAATGGATGAAGCACCAAGTTGGCTGTGCATGGAATGAGCAATCAGCACGATACACTGAGATTAAAGAAAGCTTCTTTTATCCCGATTTCTTTAGACTTCAAGACACCAAGAATAGGCAAGGCTCTTTTGGTCGTCTTGATGATGATCGAGAAGATGAAGCACTGACATTGCTAGCTCAAGGTTATCAAGTTGCTTATTACAATTATTTGAGGTTGCTTGATATGGGCGTTTGTAGGGAACAAGCTCGTGTTATCTTGCCAGTTGGTACTTATAGCGAATGCATTTGGTCTGCAAGCATTCAGGCAATCATGCACTTTTTAAACTTGCGTTTAGATAGTCATGCTCAATTTGAGATACAAGAATTTGCTAAAGCTGTGTATGATATAACTAAGCCACTTTTTCCCAAGACCATGGAGTTAGTTAAATGCAATGTCTCAGATGTAAAAATACAATAAAATCAACCTTAGCAGGCTCAAGCATTGAGTATCACTATTGCATCAAGTGCAGAGCTATTTTTGATCATCAGCCTATCATCCTATCATACGATGATGTTGAATATGATGAGAGTTGGGATGACATCACCAAAGACGAAAGCGAAGATGATGAATAACTTTTTTGATGTGTGTTGGCTTGTGATGGGATTGATCTTTAACCCAACTCAGAGCAAGCAAGATTTAGGATGGGAGAAGATGATTTCTAAATCAATCCCTTCAAGAATGCGAGCTTGTCAGCAAGTTGCATCTAGTGCTGAAAAGATGGGCGTTGATCCTTATCTGATGATTGCTCTTGCTTTTCATGAGAGTCGCTTTCAAGGTGGCTTAGTATCGTCTGCAGGTGCTGAAGGTATCATGCAAGTAAAAAAAGAGTTCTTTCATTGTCCAGGATGTACTGAGATTGAGTATGGCATCAAGGCATATCAAACGTGGCTTTTCGCAAGTCAAGGTGATGTTTGTCTTGCTCTCGGTCGCTATACAGTAGGCAATAAAGGCAAATGCGGAAAGCGATCTAAAGCCATCATCAAGCTTGCTTCTGAAATCGCTTGTCTTGCATCCAAAGAGGATGATTGCTATGACTGCTAAAGATAAAGCATTTTTGAGTATGGCTGAGATTATGGCTAGCCTCTCACCATGTAGCAGGGCAAAAGTTGGGGCGGTGATCGTTAAAGGAGATGTGCCTATCATCTCTTCGTTCAATGGAATTGCTCGCAAGCAAAGCGGATTATGTGGAGGTGCTGATTGTCTTAGAGATAGATGTAAAATAGCAAGCGGATCAGAAAGCCAAATAGGTTGCCACCATGCTGAATTTAATGCAATTGCGAATGCTGCTAAGAATGGGATATCAACAGATGGGTGCTCGATTTATGTGACTGCTCCACCTTGCTTAATGTGTGCTAAACTAATTCATCATGCTGGGATTAAAGCTGTTATTTATGAAGATCGAGATAATCGTTGGATATCAACAGGCGAAGAGTATTTATCAACGAATGGAATTGAAATTATTAAAGCCTAATATTTTTGTAAACTTTCCAATAATAGAAGATTTTTGTATTCTATGAAAACGCTTCAGATTAAATTTAAAGCCAATAACATTATCATCAAGCAAGAGTAGTATCTGATCATTAACCTTAATATCATTCTCATCATTTGATATTGACATTACAGTTGCAAGACCTTGATTTTTATCTACAACTTCAGTGATATAAACAACTAAGTAACCACTCATAGGTAAAATATAATTAAAATTATCGCTCATATTATATTCTTTTCTGTTTCTCTCAGATAGATCAATTCAGCTTTAAGAGAAGGATTTGAACAGGTTTTCGCCTTAAAACTGAATTGAAGACTTGTCTGCTCTAAGGTGCTACGCGTCAATGTGATCGTTGTCTTAT